TCGATGTCGTTGTCAGTGACGGGCAAGATAGCCCCGTCGATAAGACGGAGTTGTTCTACTGCTGCGCTGCTAACATTGATGAAAAGACTAATCCGATTGTTCGCACTATCGACAACAACTTTGTTGCGAGAATTGGTGTCAGAAATCAGCGGGACATATGCGCCTTCGGTGGAAGTGCCGTCATGCTTGTGACCGGTTGCAACAACGAAAGCATCGCGAAGAGTATTAAACTCGTCGTTAAGGGGTGTGGCGCGAACAACTGCTGTTGGGACAATGCTCGCTGCCGATTGACGGGAATATCCTGCCACAATTATCTCCTGTCGTTGTATGAGAAGTTCATCACTAAGCCTTGAATATTGTGGCTTAGATTGGTGTCATTGGTGACGTATGTGAATGAGACAGAGAATCCAGAGCCTGAAATGTTAGTCTTTACCACTGGCGATGGATTGCCGTCGTATACGGCAACGCTGTCGTAGATGGCTGTGTTGTAGAACGCAGCAGCATATTGTGTCGTTATATCATAGTCTGCCGGATTAAAAACATTTTGGCTATCATCAAAGTCATAAGACACCGCAAACGCAATGTTGACAGCACCGTCTGCTCGTAAGAATGTCGTAACGTTGTAGAAGTTCTTACGAATTGTTGGGTCTTCAAAATAGTAGTATGGTGTCTGATAAATGCTTAATATTGGACGGGTATCAAAATTACTACCGACTTCTTGCTTATACACTTTACCGGTAACATCTCCGTGTAAAAGTATTTCTTCAGTACCTAATAGACCACTAGCAGCAGCAGTTGCCGTCATATCAAACAACTGACCAAATTCCATACCGATGCCTTGATCGGTACGACGCAATCCCGCTAAGATACCAAAGACGCCATCGGTGGTAGAAAGAAACCTAAACTGAGACTTCTTATTATATACAACACTATTGAATTTTTCTACATCAAGATTGGATTCGACAATTTCATCAATCAACGAATTCACTGTAGCTTGAATTTGCTTAGACAAGTTTTCAAGTTCAACGTCGCCAATTCGAGCCGTACCAGCAATGGGGCGGAAACCGTCGTAGCTCAAGAATACTAGATTACCTGCAAATTCAACAACACTATCGGGCACAATACAGCCGAGGTTGTTCGTCACCTCTTGCACATTGAAGTCGGCAATGCTTGTACCAACAAGACGTTTAATTGCATTCTTGCCGAAGATGTAGAGCACATCGCGGAAAGACTTAATCTGCACAATCGGAAAGCCAACGTTGATTACGCCTGCACCTGCGGCAGGAGTAAAGTTGGTTTCAGCGGTTGGTGCAGAAAAATACAGATTGTACGGAGCGCTGCTGTCGCCTGCCAAGAACAAATGATTGGCAAACTGCGTTACATACTTCGGAGCAGCCGGTGCCGTTGATGCTGTAATTTGTGTATAAGTGGTGCCGTCATAAACCGCAGCAGGATTGATACCGTCAACCAATACCATTTTATTGACGCCCCATGTGAGATTTTCAAACCTCACTTTTTTGACACCCACCATAGTGATAGTGCCGGGAGTGGTGACAGCAACCCATGCGCTTGTACCGGTATTCCAGCGATAGAAATAATCTGTTCCAGAGGATGGCTTACGGCATGCAAAAATGCCGTTATTAACACCATCAACAATATTAATACCTAATACGCCACCTTCCCCCGGAACGGTGCCGTAGTTGTTTGCGTATCCACTAATGCGCCTATATCCGCCCGAGGTGGACGGCTCATAGTTGATAAGCTGCAAAGCGCTACCGGGATAGCGCTCAGCTTGTGTCAGCAAGTCTTTATTGGTGTCAAGACCACCAAGACAGCTAACTTTTGCAGCTTGAATACGATCAGCCATTTAACACCCGTGCAGACACCGCAGGCTTCAAAATCATTGTCGAGGTCATAGACACCGGATCATCAATGAGAATGCGTCGCATGGTACGGATACCATTATCAAACTTTTCACGATGAATGGCAGCACTTTGTTCGTTGCTGCGGAACATCATCAGATACATCATTCCACCATCCATGATGGTACCTTTGAATCGATCTGGAATAATGCAGACGTCGCTAAATAGTGACATCTCAGCAGGAAATGTCCAATATTTATATTCGATGACATAGTCTTTGTCAGGCGGAGGCGTCAAACCAAACTTGCTCTCTTGCGTCATATAAACGCGACGGGGTGCTTCACGAGCGGCAGTGCCACCCGCTTCATCGCGACCACGATAGTGTCGAAGAAACTCGACATAAGGCATTTGCTCTAGCTTCTGAGGCGTGTTTGTTTGATCAACATGTTGACGAATATAAAAACTATCCCAGTCTACACTAGACAAGTCAGCGGGAAAGCTGTATTCGGCAGTGCCTGCCACTGTCGTCACCGTGCCGGTTGCAAGCGTGAAAGGCCATTCTTGTGCTACATGCAAAATTTCACGCACAGAGGCGTTAATAGCATCCTTTGCCAAAGCTTGAATGTTTCGCGCTGTACCAAAAGTATTGGAATCCATCTCCACTTCGTTGAGACGGCGCAAAAGCTCGTTGGTGAGTGAGAGAAAGGTTGCCATAAGTATTCCTAGTTATACAACAGAAAAAGGCTCCGTAGAGCCTTTTCCATTTTGCTTACGTCTTCCCAGACTTAGGCAAGCGTGTCACGGTCTACGGAGCCGGGAGCAGCCCAGTCCTTGTTGACATCGACAACAAGGGCGAACACGCGACCACTAATCGCACCGGGCGAGCCGGAGATCGTGGTGACAACGTCGATGGTGTCAGCAGCAGCCACCAGACCCGCCGTGGTGCCAACCTTGATGGTGTTAGCAGCGGTGTTGTCAAAATCCAGATCATTAGCGAAGGTGGTAGTACCATCGGTAATATCCAGAGTATAGGTGGTGATGTTGGGCACAGTGGTGTAGTTTTCAAAACCAACCGCCAGCACCAAAGTGCCAGCACCCACGGAGATACCTACAGCGGTGCCGGAAGTAGCGGCAAGCGTCACTTCCTTTTCCACGATGTAGGCTTTGTTACGAAGAGATTGAACAGCAGCCATTATTTTTTCCTTTTAAAAGGAGGGGGACAAAGCCCCCTCTTTAACATTAAGCGACGTTGTACTTGGCCCGCACGATGGCTTCCGGCCTCAGAAGCTTACGGCCGTAGACATGCATGCCACGAACGATGTCAGCGAAGCTGTCGGGATCACGATAGGTTTCGGTCTTCGTGATAGTCTCAGCGGTAGCCACAGCCGACTCGTGACCGGCAACGATGATGCCATAGTTGTCGTTCTGGTTGGCGGTGCCAGCGGTGCCGGGACCGGTGCCGATAGCGGGCAGGTTGTTCGACACGAACACCTTGAAGCCATGCAGGTTGCTCAGCACCAGACCGTTTTGCAGACCAGAGCCACCGAAGTCGCTGTTCAGCAGACGGCTGTCTTCGTCCTTCAGCATTTCCACGAAGATCGGGTCAACCACGAGGAAACGACCTTGTGAGTCCACGTTTTGTTGATCCAACAGACGAGCCATACGCGAAATGATCATCAGCGGAGACACACGATCCGTCGGCAGCGAGGTCGTTCCCGGCAGACGCGGGGTCACCGGAATCGAATGCTCACCGGCAGAAGCCGTGGTGATGTTGGCAAACGAACCCTTGCGCAGCTTCATGGAAGCCAGCAGTTCGTCGTTGTCAGCAGTCGAAACAGCCTTGGTGCCAGAAGCGGTAGTACGAGCCACGGTGGCGTTGGCACCCAGAGCAGCTTGTTGGAAGCCGGTCATGTAGCCAAGCACGTCTTGGTCGTAGTTGTCCTTCAGGCGATAGGCAGCGCGATCAGAAGCCAGAGACATCCAGTTCACATGCGACTGCGAAGATTCGATGTCGTCCACCTTGAAAGCGAAGTAGGCCGACTTGTCAACTACCAGCGTGAAGTCGCTGTCGTCGAGGTCTTGAGCCGTAACTTGCGTGCCACGGGCATAGTTCTTGACGGCGATTTCGGGTTCCTTGATGATCTTAACAGAGTCACCAACGTTGGCGATTTCACCAAAATAGTCGTTGTTGGTGATAGCTTCAGCAACAGACGACTTACGGAAAGCAAGTTGAACTTGCTTGGAATAGATAACCGGGGACCAGTTACCGTTAGGAAGGTTGCCCCAACCGGGAGCAGAAGCGAATGCCATTTGAGTATTCTCCTATATTAGCATTTACTATCTGTCTGCGTCTTATTCGGGCCTTGCTAGGGATAGGTGGTCAATGCTAATCGCTCTAGAGTTCGATTAGGATTGACGGCTACCCGCTTGGGTATTCGACAAAACTTATTGACAGGAACAAAAAAGGGCGTCACTATTTCTAGCAACGCCCCCGTTAGAACAGACTTCTTTATGTTTGTCAAGCGTTAGCGAGCATTTCCAGTGATGTCGTAAACAAATTTGCCTGAACGCATTGCTTTTACAATATCTTCTTGCTTAGCCTCGTACTCTTGCATAGACATTTTCTGCACTTGGCTTTCGTAGAAAACGCCTTCCTGATCTGCCGTAGCACTTGGAGCAGATCGTCCTTTAGTATTTACGGCTTGCGCAGCAGCGCGGCTATCATCTTGTCTTGACTTCTTTCCTGACAATCCTTTGTCTGCTTTGTAGAGGTCGATGGCGCGAGCAGCCGAGCGATAGTCGGTGTCGTTTTCATAGAGGGCATCTTGCACCCATTTTGGCTGCTCTTCTGCCCAGTCATGGAAATCATCGTCATCTTCAATTTTATCAAAATCAGGATGAACCTTCAAAAGCTCGACTCGGGCCTTTTGCCGAGCGGTTTCGCGCTCAGTTTCATCGACCTGCTTCATCCGCTCTTCAAGAGTCTTCTGCGTTTCCTTAGCCTTCTTTAGTGCAATAGATTCTACAATACGATAGACATCGGGATACTGCTTTGCCCACGCATCAATATCTTCGTCGCGTGCCGGAAGCTTCATCTGCTTCTCGGTTGATTGTTCGACCAGTTTTTTTAGGTCGTCGATTTCTTTTCGAAGATCAGTTTCAACTTTTTGCGAATGACGTCGTAAATCTCCATAGCGCTTTTTAAAAGTTTTTTCTTCAGCGCTAAGATTGCTATCATTATCTTCATCTTCACTCCTCTTCTCTTTTTCTTCGGAAGCTTGAGTTTGATCCGCTTTTAGCTTTTCAAGCTCTTCTTCTTCTTTTTTAATTCGGTCTTCGTTTGCGTTACGACGCATTGAAAATGGAGCGACACGGGTTTGTGTCGGAATCACTACTTCAGCCATTTGGTTTCCTTTCTTTGGGGCTATTTGTGGCCGCTACTGCGGGGAAATAGGTTGCCTATACCTATGACTCTATTATATCAGTTTTGTCGCTGTTCGTCCGTTTCAAATCGCTCTAGAAGACGACTAGCTCCGGCAAGCGTAAACGCATCGGGAATGTCGGTGAAGAATTTCTCATCACCCTTTTTGGTATATCGCATCCAATCTGGGGTAGTCGTGAGCGGAGATGTTGGTGTCTTAGGAGATGTATCGCCCATCGTTGCCCAATCAAAGCCAATGCTAGTTGAAAGCTGATTTAGGTCTTCGTAATTCAGCGGATTAAAACTACCATCGCCATTATATAGACTACCTTCATCACCTAAGCCGGTAGCAGCATTGGTTGGAATAGTTTGTCCTGTTCGAGTTTGATAGTCAGAAATGGCTTTGGAAACAGCATCTCCAATATTTGCTCCACGTAAAACAGCATTTACAGCCTCTTGTGAAGCATCTTGTATTCCTCGAAGAATTGCATCATATTCTTCTGAAGAACTTGCTCTAATATCATATGATCCATCTGCTGTCTCATATTTTAATGAATTAAATATTGTTTCAGCAACAGCCCTACCAGCATCTTCTGCACGACCACCCGTACCAGTTGCACCGGCAGACGCAGCAGTAGTGGTGTCACCCCTGTCGCGAAGTTGATCGATTTGAGACGCGGCAGCGGCTACTCCACCCGGCGCATTGATGTCAATGCCACCTGCCTTTGCGGCGGCTTCTTGATTGGCGCGGGCAAAATATTTGTTAACGGCATCAAGTCCATATTTGTTAACGGCAGCGCGAAATCCCAACGTCAAAATACCGGGAACACCCATTGCCGCAGCAAGCGTTGACAATGCTGCGCTACCAAGATTCACTTGCCATTTTGATGCGTTACTTTGCCACAAGTCTTCCAAGACAAGCTCATTTGCTTTTCCACTACCGCCAACATCATAAATCAAATCAGAACGACCAAAGTCAGAGATTTTGTCACCAGTATATGTACCCGCTACACTGACACTGCTGCCCGCTCCCGCCTTAGTGGAATCGGCAGTAGTTGTGCCAGTTTTTCCTTGAGCATCAAGGTTGGGAGTGATAGAGCCGGTAGCGGTGACAATTCCGGTGGTGGTCAAGCCTTTACCAAAATCCTTCAAATCAGAACTGGAAGCTGGAGTCGTAGGAATTGTCTTTTTTCCATCTCCACCAGTAATGCCACCTGTTGGCGCTCCAGTTTGAACAGCGCCGTTAGGCATTGGCTTCATCGGCTTGCCATTAATAAATGGCATATAGAAAGTTTTACCTTCAGCGTCGTTAAAATAACGAATGTCGAGGGCGGGGTTCTTTGGTGCCTTAGTCAAATCGTAGTAGCTAGGATTGACGAAACCACCAGTGTTGAAAGCCATTTCCGTTTGGTCATTGGATTCTTCGCGACCAATTTCATCCATGATGTCATCGATTTCGCTTTCGAATTCATCTTCGTTTTCATAGGTGTCATTGGCTTCTTCACCAACTTCTTCGGCATTGCCCATCTGACCAATGTCATTCATGCGCGACAAGCCTTTCTTGGCTTCATCACGCATCTTCATCAGGCGCTCAAGCCCAATGAAACGAACGACATCTGCCGGGAAGACAAACTCACCCGGTGACAACTTAGCGTCAACATCATCCCTCACTTCTTCAGCAAGACTGCCGGTAGGCACGTCATTACCACTGACAGGATCGACATCTTTACCGTCATCCATCATGCCGCCTTCGGCAAACAACTTCTTTTTGTTAGTAGTGATGGCACCAACGCCAACCTTGCTACTGCGTTTCTTTCCGAAGCCCATTGATTTCGTCCTTCAGTTTTGTGAGCGCTTTCAGCGCCATCATGGCACCCTGCGCTCTATATAGCTCTGTAACTTCTGACGCTTGCTCAAGTTTTCGCTGATGGTTATCCATGTGCGCATTGAGCATTTCCATAAACGCTTCCCATTGATGGTATTGCGTCAGAGTACCGAGTTTTGCGAGATATTGCTTTTCTTTCATTGCATCGGGGGTCGTTGTTGCGGAGGTGCAGCGCTAAAGCCTTGCTCACCCGGAACAGGAGCGCTGCCAACACCGATATTACCACCACCACCACCGCTTGTGTCAGACACCGGCAAAGGCTGCTCGCCACCCGGCGCAGCACCCGGCATAGCCGGAGCAGCAGGCGGCTGCATGCGCTGCAACAAGATAGCCTGCTTAGCCGCCTCTTCCATGTCGTTGGAAACAAGCTCTGGGTCCAAATCCATCGACTTGGCGATTTCTTTAACAATGTAGGGCAACTTAGCGAACGGAGCCAACACCGGATTCTGCACAACTTGCAAGAATTGCAACAGACGCTGACTGCGCACTTCGTTAGCCATCAACGACTCAGTGCCGCGAGCATTCACTTCCAGATCACCAACGATTTCGGGATCGGGATCGAATTGCATGTTGAAGCTAAAGAACGCTTCACCCATCGGACGCAGCAGATAGTCGTCCATGTTCTTGATGACGGTTTTGATGTTGATAGATGCAGCATTCATCAGCATCGAAATGCCAGAAGATGTACGACCAACACCGCTAATACCCGTCTGTCCATGAGCAAACGACGGCATGCCGGTAGATTCGTCGGCAAGCACGCGAGCCTTGTCAAACAGTTGCAGATTGCTCTGTGCGACATTGGGGAACGACGTTCCAAACAGCGCCTGCCCCGGAGCGCCACCCTGACGACGAAACACCTTGCCGGGATAGACATTCATATCCTGCCCCGGTACGAGATTGGTTTCGTCGATTTCGAAAACGAGGTTGCCCGACAGAATGGCATTGTCTACAGCGAGTCGCATGAAGCCGTTCATCAGCGTTTGAGTGTCGTCCATATTCTCGGCAACGCCAACACCAAACATCGAATACGGATTTAGCTCATACGGCACTACGTAGTACGGAATGCGAGCAGGCTTAAAAGGATTGAGGACAAGTCGTATGATTTTGCCACCGCTGAACCAGATGTTTGCCTGCAATTCAACGCTGTCCTCAAACTCTTTGGGGATGTCAATCTCGTTATCCTTCAACAACTGAATGTCAACGGCACCCCAATATTCCAACACTTCCCAACGCTCGACGCCCATGTTGGGTTCGTAGTCGCTCAGATCATCTTCCCAATACTCTTTGACGTAGTTGGGACCATCTTGAATGAGAGCATCAATGACACTCTTGCGGAACATAGGCCGACGCTTGAGTTCAAGCAACTTCGTCTTGCTAAGCTTGTGACGCTCAATGAAGTAGGACGACTCCTCGATGTTATTAGCATCGGGATCGACATAGCTATTCCAAACGCTGACATGCTCAGCCTTCGGCATAGTCTTCATGATGGGCTTATATTTGCCCTCTTCCCAGCGGGGATATTCTTTGTCAATCGCAAATGGTCCCTTCATTACGCCTGTACCAAAGAGGGCACATTCGAATGCGGTGGAGCGCAGATGCGTGGTAGCACGGCTTTCGTCAAGCTGATCGCGAATCTTCTTATCCATCTTCCGCGCAGAAACCTGTGCAGGCGAGAAGGTGATTTGTGTCGGCAGCTTGCCTGCGCCTTCCTTGACGTTCAATCCCTTGAACGCATTCTTCATCGATCCCAACAAGTCGCTGATGCGAGTGCCGGGAGGCAATGCCTTGCCGGGTTCAAACGAAGGGGATGCGGGCTGTCCAGCAGTCTTCTTTTGTTCTTCAGCAACGTCGATGTGGACGTGTTCGGCTACACCGATGGGCTGCGGCGTCGGATCAACGGACAACGGGAACTTGTTGCCAGAGAACAAGACGTCAATGATTTGACCATACGCAGCAAGCACTTTCGTCTTGGTCACCTTGATGAAGACGCGAGACTTCTCAGTCTCGGTGAACTTCATGTCGGGACCATAGATGCCACGATAGTTGCGATAGGCACGCAGCCAACGCTCTTCGTCGTAGCGACGAGCTTGCTTAGAACGGCTATATCGTTCTTTTACGAAGTCAATGAGTCCGCCACCGGCAAAGGTGTTTTCGCCGCTATCGTCCGGTAGGGCGACGGCTTTGTCATCGATGAAATTTTTATCGTCACGAATAGCCATATTGTTTCCTTATTAATAGCCGAAAACGGGATCGGCAGCGGTTATACCACGCGATTGCTTATTTGGATCAAAATCAAAGATACTTGCGCTGCGCGGACGACTCATTACTCCATAACGCAGAGCGTCATAAGTGTGGTCGTTTTTCACCTTGGTATCAATATCTTCGGGATTGGTTTTGTCCAACGGAATAGTTGGCAGGTCTGCAATGAGTTGTGTGCAGTTTTCGAAGATGGTCATGCGAGGATGATTGGTGTAGGGGTCGATTTGCAGGCGGCGATGTATTTCGTTCTTACCAGCAATGCGGCTACCCGCACTTCGATCAGAAGGTCGCCACTTGCAGCCTTTGACAATCATCCGTTCTGCGATGGATGGGCCTGTGTCGCCACGCTTATGCCAGCAACTGCTATCCAAAACGCCATATCGAATACGCTCACCTGACTCAATATTCAAAATCATGTCTGCCAAATCTTCGGCAAGCACCTTTGTAACATAAAGTTCGCGATAAACGACAAGAGACTCGTCAGGTGCCACAGCAAACCACAGCACAGCAGTAAAACTCCCATAGCCATAGTCACAAGCACGAAACCTAGCCCAGTCAGAGGGAATAGAATAAGGCTCAACAACGTGAATTGAACGCTTAAATTCCGAGAAAGCGGCACCTTCAGCGACATCCCAGTCTCCTTCTAGCAGTTGTCGGCGCTGATACTCCGGCAACGACAGCAGCATTGTCTCATAATCACCCGATTTAGTCAGATACGGGTTATCACTCAGCCTTGCGGGGATGAAACGACGCTTAAACAGGGGCTGTCCCTGCTTACTATGACCTTCCGGGTAGGTCATCATCTCACCCGTCTCAATATCGGTGGCCCAAAACGAGTCTCCGGGTGGCGCGGGGTCGATAAACATCTTCTTTACCCACGCATGCCCCTTATTTCCGGGGTTTGTAGAGGCTCTCATATACACCGGAAGGTCTGGGGCGGCTGTACGTAGACGAGAGCGCATGTAGTTCCACGCAAAAGGCGTTGCCCACTGTGTCAATTCGTCAAAACCGATCCAACTGAACGACAAACCCTGATAGCGCAAGACGTCTTCGTCTCGATCAAGGTAGGACATCCACAATCTGCCACCACCCGGCACCTCCCATTGGAACTTTCGCTCGCTCCATTTGATGCCGGGGATGATTTTGGGGTATATCTCCTGCGATTTCCATACCAGTTCACGAAGTTCTTCAGTGGTATGACGCAAAAGCAGCCCAGAAAACTGCGGATGGGTGATGTAGCGAAGCGGATCAGCTAGCATAGCGTAGCTTTTACCACCACCAGCAGCACCTCCGTACAGCACTTCGCGCTCAGCAGCAGCCAAAAACGCCGTCTGAGGACCGACGTTAGGCTTAAAAATTACATTTTCAATCTCAACGGTCGGGTATTGGATATCGCTCGTAGAGACTGGTGTAGGGTTCTTCGTCGAAGAAGATGGTACGCTCTTGCCTGCCGAGCGTTTCTTCGTAGGACTTCGCCTTTTCGAGCGCGTCTTTGTATCTGGCTGCAAGGGCGAGATAGAAATTTCTGCGATTTTTACGTCGTCTGTCATCCTTTATGCGCCTTCTAAGTCCTTCGGCTGATATAGACCTCCCAGTTTGCTTTGTGAGCCATGCAGCAACCTGTTTGAGACTATATCGGGCGCAATATTTTGCAGCCAATTTAAGCGCATCAAGTTCATGAGGAATAGGAACGTACCAATCTGGATCATCTGGATCAATTTTATAGCCGAAAGGAATCTTTCCATATGGATTGAGTTTTGGTACTCTTACATATTCCTTAGTGCGAATAGGCTGCGGAAGCAGCCAACTGCCCAAATGCTCTCTCATTTATTCTGATGATGTTTCTTTCGGTGGCAATATCATGATGCCGCCACTAGATTGTACCTCAAGCTTTTCAGTTTTGACAACACCAGCCCGATCAAGCAAATCTTTTGCAGCCGCAAGCTTTTCTTTGATGCCCAACTCCGTCGGATCGTCGATGCCGCCGATAACAGCCATTGCCGCTTTCGGCGCATGCATGGCAATGTATAGCTGCGTAGCTTCGATGATGTGCTCTTTCAGCGTAGACATCAACTCCTTAGTTGGGTAGTTCTTGCTGTAGCCTGCCATTTCTTTGGCGCGAACAGGGCTACCATTGGCTTCACCCAACAAAGCTTCGATGAATTTGCGTTGCTGTTCGTTAAGTTCTTTTTTCATATTGTGTAATTACCAAAGTTTTCCTGTGTCCGCACTGTCACTGTAATCGCGCTACTGCCGACAGTGGCAAAGCCCGTTATCTTGTCATTTCGATCAAGGAACAAAGGATTGGTGATTTGGAGAATGCTGCGGGGTTTGAGTTCCACAGCGTCCATGATGTCATATGACGTTGTGTTGACGGCGCTATACCATTGCAGCGTTACGCGCACATTGAGATCGCTGCCGTTGGAAACGAAGATGCTGTCAACCTCTGACTTAAACGCAGCAGGCACGACGTAGACGTCCTGCGGACTCGTCGTCAACACCAACGCTACAGAACGCTTTTTGTTTGTACTCATGTCAAATCCCAGAAAGACATTGCGCCAATAGCATTGTGCGTACCAGTGAGTGCCCTTGCGGCAATGGTGTATACATCACTAACGCCTGCAAGTGTTCTACCGAGTTGCAAATCAAAATTGTATTCACCACCGTTGTTGGTGTTACCGGACACCTGATTCGAAGCCAAGATGAAAGTTTTGTAGACAGCTCTGCCACCTGTCAAAGCTGTAGCAGAAATATCAAACTCTACGTTGTCGCTTTCCGTTTGTGTCCATGACGCACCCGTTAGCGTTGCATTACGAAACATTGCAATTTCGAATGTCACGCTGCTAGCAGATGTTGGCAGAATGCTGTACCCGTCTGGCACAACAACGCTGTCAAGCCTAGTAGGATCGAGTCGAATGGAAACAAGAGGTGCCCAGCTTGTGCCGACAGAGGCAGCAGAAGTCATAGACGCTGTGTACAAAGCCACTCGACGCTCGTAGCCGCCTTCAGAGATGACGGTGGAGCAGATTTGCTTCAAGCTACCGGCAGACGCTGTAGCTCCCGTGTTCGTAATCTCATAGCGAACTGGCAAGATTGCTGTCGTCATATAGACAGTAGACAGCGTATTGGCGTGGTTGAATGTGTGGGCAACAATGAATTGACCATTGATGACAAAGCCGCAACGAACGCTACCGACGCCTAGCCATTCGAAGTCCATCCAAAAGATTTGCGCTTTTGTCGTGTCGAGCGTATATCCGCTTGCGCCTGTACCGTCGAGCTTATCGCCATTCCAACTGCTTTGAGCAATAGCCGTATCAACAACACTACCCGTAACATAAGAGCGACGGACAAGGTTAAGCGTGGAGTTGTTTCGTTCAAAAAAGACACCGTTTTGTGTAGAAAAATACCCGACACGGCACCGCAAATTTGTTTGCGGCGCACTCATAACAAACGTATTCATTACCAACAACGATTTACCGGGTTGATAAGGAAACACACGTTTGCTTTCACGAACCACTTCAGAGCCTGACGAAGTTGTCGTCGTCATCTCCACCGTGCTTTCGTTTGTTAAAAATGAAACAGCGCCGCCCGTAGCTGTTGACTCGCTAAACAAGTCATTCTTCGCATAGCGATTTTGACTGTCGAACAGAGTGTGCGGCTCTGACGTTCTTGCACGCCCAAATGCGTCAGCAGAAGTGCCCCCGATAGTAATTGTGTTACCGTCGGGAGCAATGCGAACAAGAGCAGGATAGTGTGTTATTGACACTTATTTTTTCTTCATGCTACGAGCCTCAGACAGCGCAATAGCAATTGCTTGTCCACGACTCTTGACTACAGGAGCTTTTTTACCGGCACCTTGATGCAGAGTACCGGCTTTATACTCCTTCATCACCTTGCCAACTTTGGCTTGCTGTTTCGGAGAAAGCTTCGTAGCCATTTTACTTCTTCTTAGTAGCGCAGCCACCCATAGCCATCTTCGTCTTGCCCTTACCCTTAGCAGGCATAGCAATCATAATCGCTACCGCAGCAGGCTTCTTACCCTTAACAGCACCGCCCTTAGCCATCATAGGCTTATTAACAGCACCACCGTAGTTCATTTTCTTACCTGCCATCAGGCACTTACCTGCTTTGGCGCAGGCAGCGGGGTTGGGACATCCAGCACAAGCTTTCATTTCTTCTTTCCTTTAACAGCACCACCCTTAGCCATTTTTGTCTTTGCAACAACAGGAGGCTTAGGCTTATTCAGACGCTTTGCAGCCAGAGCAGGATTGGGCATGCTCTTTACCGGCTTCTTAGCACCTGCATACACAACAGGGATGCTACCACCCTTGTTGTATTTATTAACAGCACCACCCATGCGCATCTCAGCACGCTTGCGGGTGTCGTCGTCAATGTTCTCGTTCTTGCCTTCACGCACAGACGGCTTCGGGCCTTCCTTAGCAAGCTCCGTCGTGTAGCGCTTGCCTTGCCACGTGAAGGTGGCTTTGTCGTCCTTACGCGCAGCAGCAAAGGCTTCTTTGAAGGACATCTCCTTCTTATCTTCGCGCTTGCTCTTTTCGTCATCAAGACGTTTCTTGATGGTGTCCAACTCGTCATCATCCATCGTCCGAGAAGCAACAGCAACACGCTTGGGCGTGGTGTCTTCTTCTTCCATCATACGACGACGGGTTTCGTTAGCACGTTCGCTAGCAGCCGTGCCCAAAGCTACACCGGCAGCACCGGCAGCGCCAACAGCACCTGCACGACTACCGGTGCGCAACGCAGCACGACCACCGGCTTCTTGCACGCTCATACGACGCAGAGCAGCACCGGGCTTGTCGTCTTCTGCTTCATCAACACGGGCAGACAACGCCTTACGCATCTTAGCAAGGTCGCTCTTGGTTTCGCTAACGACATCATCGTCAAAATCAGCCATCAAACGATTTTTACCCTTTGTAGGAGCACCACGACGAGTGGCAGCGCCAACGCCGCGACCAATGAGTTTAGAAAGAGCCATCTTTATTTCTTTCGATATTTCGCTGTCTTTTCTGCGACAGCCTTCGGTTGAGCAACAAATTGCTTACCCGCTTTATTACCCGCAGCCTTTGCGGCGTTCGTTGCCTTCTTTTCAGACTCAGACAGCGCACCCCATGCAGCCTTCGGCAAATAACGCCGCTTGCCTTCAGAGGGCTTTCCGCTAGACGTTGTCCACTCCTGCTTAGTCCATTTCGTCATGGACTTCTGCGCCTCAGTCTTTTCGCCAGTGTAGCCGCCGCCTTTGTCTTTATAGATTTTACCAGCAAGCTGCATGGCGCGGGCAGAATGTTTACCACCCATCTTCGCCTTCGCTTGCGCCTTGGCAGCTTCCCAAAGCTTTTCGTTGGTGCGTCCCACAACGCCTCCTTTTGCCATTTTAAGACTGCGGCTGCGCTGTACATATTGTGTAGCCTGCTCCTTAGTCTTAACTCCAATCTCGTCAGGATTGTATCCTGTCTCTCGCATGAAATATTCTTTCCATGCGGTTGGATGATCCTCAGACTTTAACATTTTACCATCGGGCAACGAAGAGGGCCAATGATATCGATTGTTGTCAGCAGCATATCGTTCTGGTCGAATACCGGCTTTCCATGCAGCGCGATAGTCATAATCTTTTGTGTTTAGATCAGGCTCTTCGCCATACTGCTTTTTAAATTCAGAATACCAGCCTGTGCCCTTAATCCAAGACTGAAACTTCTGTTCTTCTTCTTTAGAAAGCTTAGTAGAACTCATCGCTTCACACTTCCGTCCCGATTGCGAGCCACTGATCGATTTTTACTAGCAGCACGAACTCGTAGATTAGAACGCTCGTTACCACCGCCATGAGAAATCGGCGACTTGTGATCAACATCTTTTCCATCGCCCTTCCTCACTTTGCCTTCGTCCATCAGCTTAGCTCTGGCAGCATTGCGTTGAGCACGCTCTTTAACACGTTGTGGCTTGCTTTGTTTTTCCCATTGAAGCTCACGACCATATTGTCGTTTACCATCTTTCATGAACGGCATATCAGCAATTCCAAGCTTTGAGCGACAACGCCTTGCGAGTGGGCTTGCCTTTGTCGTCCTTCATCGGACCCGGCATACCACTCATCCGAGCACAGAACGACTTACGACGAGCGGCGTCTTTCTTCGTCTTCGGATTGGGAGCAGGCGGCTTCAAGTTGCCACCGGTTTCTTTGTTGTACGAAGCACGCCCTTTGGCGTTCAAACCACCTTTGGGGTCTTTGCCTTCCTTGCGTTGCCATGCGGGAGTTTTCATAATGCCGCGTTGTAACAGAAATTAATAGCGCCGTCTATTGACAACGCCTTCATACCACCCTTCATCACGCATTGCTTTGTCAACAGCCGGAAGGGGAATTAACAAGCCTGTATGCTTTTCTAAGATGGCTCTGACATAGTAGACATCAGAATGATATCCAACCGTCTTTACTTCTTCTTTTTCTTTGAACACCTGTTTCATGGCAACAGCATAGTAGCTGTGCGGCGGACTATTAACAAGTGCTCCGAGTTCTTTTCGTGTTTTGAAGCGGGCCACAACACATTCCTTTCGGGATGCTATAGTAAACATAAAAATGTCGTTTGTCAACAACACCCGCTTTTGGTTAACAAAAAAGGGAACTCGTTAGAATTCCCTTATGTAAACTGTATAGGTTGTTATCGGTTATATTAGCAACTTAGAACAACATCTTTGTTGTTTTATACTTCTAACATTAGCGATGTTAGAAACAACAATGTTTGTTACATTAGAATAATGATGTTTATTTATTAGAGTGCTGATACTAGCGTGTTTAAATTGTTAACAAGGTATAACAATGAAACCAACTAGAAGCATGTATCAAAATGTTATTATTAAGGTTTAACACTCTATAGATACACTAAGACTCCTGTGGGGAGCCTTTAGAGCCTGTTAGCTCTTACGACAGCCTTTCGACATTAGGACGCTATCTTCGCCATCCTGTTGCGCTGTTTCAATGTCTCTCCCGTGGTAGCGCTATGACGACTTTGCAGTCGTTGCCGATTGCCACCGTTACCCGTCCAATCGACAGCCCCAGTTTTACATAGCTTGCGTGTCGTTGTCAAGCGAAAACGTCTCTGTCCCCATTTATTCTATGTAAATGCGAATGATTCGCATCACCATAGCACAACAACGACTCTGTCCCTATTTTCGCAAGCTGATAAGACGTTGTTTTTATTAACATTGTTGCATAGGACGGTGCCAAGCGGTGTCAAATGGTGGCAGATGGTGGTGATTGGTGCAGACGATGGCGTGTGTGCGGAGTGGTGTAGATCGTTGTTTTTACTGATGTATTAAGTTAGTGACCACTAACAAACTTAAAAATCCTGATCTGTGTGCGAGGCCATATACAATAGCGCCCGCACCCCCGGGTGGCCCACGCCCGCCCACGTCATGCTCACGTCATCCGCGCACATGATGCGTGTGTGTGATCGCGCATAATGCGCTCTAGCGCACGATCTCGCGCTACGTCATTTGCTTTGCAAATCAACAGCTTAGGTCTATTCCGTAGGAATAAGTGCTTTTGTCGTCAGAGCGGCAGAATCCCTATGTTAGTGACCACTAACTTAGCGGTAGAGCATACCCCCTCTTTCGATGTACAACATCGAACTACCCCGCCCTACGCACGCACGATGCAGCTTTGCTGCCGAATATCCCCACAGTTGACTCGGGTATTCTTTGCCGCTACAGTTCAACCCCATCGACGGCATCCCGCTGTCGGCTTTCCGAAGGAAAACATCATGCATCATTTACACAACACAGCGCTCGATCACAATCCTACGGATTGTTTGTTCGGCGTCAAATTCATGGGCAGCAAATTCTTTGCTGATGACGGATTCGGCAGCTACGTTACCTTTGGTAACGAAACGACGATTCAGCTTTTCGCTAGCACGAACGACATTCTGTCGTTGACATGTGCAGAGCGTGATGAAGCTCCGCTTCCGAAGCTCATCGATTAACCCCACAGTTGACAGGGGCTTTCATCGGCCCCTACAATTGACCCCATCGACGACGGCGATTCCGTCGCTTTCCTGAAAGGAAACACCATGCAAACACGTTCATTCACCAACGCCCCGAAGTTCGAAGAACTTCAGCGCTTTGCCGTCGTCGTCCAAACCGGCAGCGAAGCTGATATCGTCAACGCATTCGTTGCCCTAAAGGCTCTGCCTTTGTTCGCTTCGAAGGGTTGGCAAGCTGCCATGACGAAGTTTTCGTCCGTTATCTTCGATAACGCTGTGCCGTTCAGCGTGTTTGCCGAAGGCAACAGCAAGCTGCCGTTCTATGCGTTTTCTACTCTGCCCGGCGTCACTTGTCCCGGTGCTGGAGAATGCTTAGCATTCTGCTACAGCTTCAGGGCATGGCGTTATCCGTCGGCGTTCTTCCGTCAGGCTCAGAATGCATACTTGATGCGCTTCAATCGCTTTGCGATTATTGATGCATTGAATGCCGTTAATGACGCAAACCCGAAGGGTTTTGATTTCCGTCTCTATGTGGACGGCGATTTTTCCAATGTCTCTGACATTGAATTTTGGATGGGCCTGCTGTCGGTCCTGCCGAAGGTGAAAGCCTACGGCTACAGCAAGAGCTTCGCTCTGCTGAAGAGCTTCGTCGAAGCTGGCGGCGTGGTGCCGGTCAACTATAAGTTGAATATTTCCTCGGGTCACAATGCGGACGACTCCACCGTAGGTTTCATCCGTCAGCAAGCGTTTACCCGTGGCGACTTCGTCGCTGTCAGCATTGGTCGCAAGATCAAAGCTGCCGATTATGGCACGAAGCCGGTGAACGATGCCATTCGTGCTATCTTCGATAGCAAAGTGTTTCCCTGCCCCGGCAAGTGCGGCACATGCACCAACGTGGGGCATGCTTGCGGTAGCGACGTGTTCAAGGGCAAGGTGATTGCCGTCGCTGTGCACTAACATGCGACGACTCCCCTTCGGGGGACGTCAACGAAAGCCCCTACAGTTGACAGGGTTTTTCGTTGGCGGTAATAATAAAAGCCAATGCGACGCAGTGCCGAGTCGGTGAGAAGCTAGCCGGGTGATGCCGGGTTCCGACAGACGCAATGCGACGAAGTGTGAGTGAGCATGTATGTTACATGCAACCCCATGCGACAGGTCGACAATGGGGCAAATAACCCCACGGTTGACAGGGATAAGCCGACGTCCCTATAATGTAAGGCAACACGAAGCGAAAGCTTCCCGCTCTTTAACAATCCGCTCTCAGTGTCGGTGCATGTGACAGATGCACTATGGGCTGACGTGAATGATGCATACGTTAAGGCATCATGCATTGGATAGAGTGCGGCATCTATACCATCTGTCCCCAAGTGAGAGTGGGTGCTCTTGCGATAGGGGGTTTTCTTGAGCGTTCAATGGTGAGCGTTCAACAAAACCTGAAAGGTTTGTGACATGGCATACACAATGAAGCGTTCGCTCCACGGATTAACCTACGATGATATCCGTAGGATATACGA